GAGGGGTAGCGAGGGCCAAAAACAAAGGGCGCCCCTGGCGCCCTCTGGTGCGGTCAGCCGGTCACGCCGGCCTGTGTCACGCGGGCTTGCCGTCGTCGAGCAGGTACGGGCCGAACCGCACCACCTCCTCACCGGCCCACTCGTTCATCTGGCGGAACCTCCCCTGCAGCGGGAGAACCTCATTGCGGATGAACACCCGCAGCGCGTCGTTGGGATTGCCAAAGCCGCCGGTGCTGTTCGGAATGATCCCCAGCAGGCCAGGCGGCACGCGGTGCGCTGCCAGCACGTCTTCACGGCTGGCGCTCTTGATCGCGGTGAAATCGTCCTTGGCCGCAATCTCGCTCACCGGAATCAACTTCAGGCCATCGGCCTTGCCGTTGGGTGCGTGCACGAACAGGTTGCGGAAGTTGCCCGGGCCTTTCGACCGGCGGAGCTGGTCACGCAACGTGTCGACATCGCTCGCCCCCACTGCAGCATCGGACAGGTACATGATGAAGCCCGCGTGGCTGCCGTTGTCATAGTAGCGGCGGCGGAACATGGTGGCCGACTTGTTGAGCAGCGCGGCCTGCAGCGCGCTCAGATACTCCGGCAGCCCGTAGACCTCCTGATTGATGTCGGCCTCGCGCAGGTGAAAGATGCTGCCCTGCGCGAACTCGTGCGCCTGTTGCCAGCCTTGCACGAAGAAGTACCGCCCATCCTTGCCTCGCCGAGTGAATCGAGCCAGCGAATGCTGATAGCCCATCGGACGGCCGGTGATGGCGCGCCGGTCTTCGGCGTAGCAGTTCCCGAACACCAGGAAGTCCAGCACCATGGCCTCGAAAGTCGCGTGCGTCAGCAGCGGATGCGGCTCGAACATCGCCGAGATCCAGAAAACTCTGGCACTGGCCCAGTCGCGGGGCGGTCGAGGTCGACGGCCGGCGGGCAACCTGCGCCCGGCATGGCGTGTCACGGTCAAGGGGCGCGATGTGTCTGCCCGCCTCGCTCCCCGCTTGGTCAGCCTGTCGATCACCGACAACCGCGAAAACGAAGCCGACGAAGTCGAGATCGTGGTCAGCGATCACGACGGCGCGCTTGAGCTGCCCGAAACCGGGGACGAGCTAACCGTGGCCATCGGATGGGAAGCCAATGGCGTCGACCATGTGACCGGCACCTATGGCCACGCCGGCGCGGCAGATTTCCCGCTCGGTCTGGTCGACAAGGGCAGCTACACCATCCAGGCCGTGGAATACAGCGGCACGCCCGACGTGATCACCATCCGAGCACGAGCCGCGGATCTGCTCGACAGCCTGCGCAACCTCAAGGATCGGTCCTGGCACAAGACCACCGTGGGCGCTGTCGTTCGAGCCATCGCATCGCAGAACAAGCTGACCGCCATCGTCGCGGCCGAGATCGCCAAGCGCACACTCGATCATGCTGACCAGGCCGACGAGTCGGACGCCTCTTTCCTGCGTCGGCTGGCCCGGCAGTTCGACTGCCTGTGCAACGTGAAGAACGGGCGACTGCTATTCAGCCAGGCCCGGGCCGCCCGTACCCCGAGTGGCACAGCCCTGCCGCCAGCGCGCATCGTGCGTAGCGACGGCGACAGCCACCGATACGCGCGCAGCGACCGCGATGCCTACAGCGGGGTCAAGGCTTTCTACAACAGCGCCAAGGGAGGCACGCGCAGCAGCGTGGTGGCGGGCATCAGCGGCCGGGCCAAAACGCTGAAGCACACCTTCGCCAATAAGGCCGACGCACTGGCAGCCGCGCGGGCCGAGTGGCTGCGAATTCAGCGGGGGATTTTCTCGTTCGATATCACGTTGGCATATGGCCGCGCGGACCTGATGCCGCAGCGGCCCGTCGTCGTCAGCGGCTACAAACGGCAGATCGACCAGACGGCCTGGATCATCACCGACGTGCGGCACAGCCTGAGCAGCAGCGGCTATTCCTCGACCATTACGCTCGAAACGCTGCAGGCTGAAGGGGTTGAAGGCGAGGACGACTAATCAAAAATCGATTTCAATAACTACAAACGTTTGGCACCATGCGGCCTATACCGTTCATAGTAAAAACTGATCAGCGCATCGCTCAACCTCATCCGCAATGCCTAATTTTGTGCTCGCAGAACATTACCCGAATTAATCGCTCATAGTTAGCCGCCAACGATATCAATGTGTAACCGAATGTCCCTCAACAAACTTACTCATCGTTAACAGAAAACTACACTAATCAAGCAATTGATAAAGTTTTATCCTCAGTTGTAGATCGCTTTCCAACGACATATTCATCGACATCAAGGGTTGCCTCGATCCCAGAGGTAGCAAAAATCACTTGATACTCATTCTCCAAAGATTCACACACATCCACAAGTAACCTCTGGAATTTATAAGCCCGATCAGGTTCCTGCCCACCGTCTTCAATACCATCAATCATAAGGAAACGCGGGAATCTAAAAATTTCCTCCTTAACACTAGCGACCAAAAGAGCCAAATGAAATGAATGGCGCAAAATTACCATCGAGCTCTCGGAAAACTGAGTCTGACCATTGACAGAAACGCGATTTTTCAGAAAATTCCAATCAACACCCTGAGCATCAATAAATTCATCTTGCCTCGGCAAATCATTCTTGAGCAAATAAATCAGACTTTCAGAGATCACATCTTTAGCAATCTTCTTTGAAACATCATTTTGACCTTGGAGCTTCGCTATTTGATCTTGAAGATAAGATTTCTTGGCTTCAAACCCACTTCTCTGCAGCTGCAAATCCTCCAGAACTTCCGCCAAACGATGATATTCAGCGAGCTGTCTCAACCTCTGATTTAGCTCACCAATTCTAAGCAACGCACCTTCAATCTCGACTTCTTGGGGAGAGCTCCAATCAGACTGAATAGCGGAAAACTCTTTTTCAAGTTTCTTTAAATTAGATGCAAGCTTAGGAGCTTTGGATTTCAGCTCATTAATCTCAGCATACCGCTTCTTCAGCAGTACCTCAGACTCTTTCTTCTGCAATGCCAACTCATTCTGCATCCGCAATATTTGAGTTTCACCGGAACTATCTTCAAGAAGACCTGTACACAAATGGCATTTCTGCTTATCTGCTGGCAACTTCACCTCGCCGAGACAACACGGACAGAATTGAAAATTTAGATTACCAAGATAAGCTCGTGCAACATGCGAATCATTCAACGCCACAAGTCTCCGCTCGAGTTCCTCTATAAATAATTTGGAGTCTTTAATCTCAAGCTCCAAATTTGCGAGCCTGTTTTGTTCATTAGCAAACACCGCCTGAGCAGCATTCAATTTATTTCTAACTTCAATGACGCGCTTCGCAGTGTCTCCGGCATTCGGATTCAATCTATTTTTTTTGAGATCCGTCAGAAGCTGCTCTTGACGTTTAACTTCCTCGTTAACCGCAGCAGATTCAGCCCTAAGAAAATCAGTGCTATTACCCGACTCCTGCCCGGACTTACCCAGAACCGCAAATATGCCTCTTAATTGCACATTCACTTTATCCAAGTCAGAATCAACAAGACGCAATTCAACCTGGGAATCATACAGCTCAGCACTAAAAACGCCACATAAATAATTACCTATCGCCTCGCGATTCAAACCAGTATCCCAAGTCTCCGATCTAAATATCTCATCGCTAGGCGTTCTTTGATCAGAGTACATCAACCGAAGCAACTGATGCATCGTAATATTACTGGAACTCTCACCCCTTAACTCTGGCAAACCCATGGCTCGAAAAATCACTTGCGAAAAGCTCTCCTTTGCCGCAGAACGGGAATATGGGTAAGTCTCCCATTCTCGGAAAGATGCTTTTTCAGCCTTAGCCCATGCCCCCCAAAAGATCGCCATAGGATTATTATTTTTATCAACAACTGGTCGCCTCAGGCAAATCGGAACTCCATTTAAAAAAACTTCCAATACAATGCTATCACACAGGAGAGCTTGAGAACGCCATGCAATATTTTCCCCGCCCAAGCCATAAAAAATAAAGTCCATGATAGTCGTTTTACCGGAAGCATTGGAACCCCGAATAATATTAACTCCGGAGTGAAGACTAGCCTCATAAACAACATTAGAATCACGGAATATTCGAACCTCACTCACCCTCAAAGTCGGCTTAAGCATCGTATCTAAACTCCATTAAACCAGAACGATCTTTGAGACCGCCATCCCCACCCATCTCAACATATGTCAATTTAGGCAAACATTGATCGAAGAAGAAGCTCTCAGCTTGACGTAATTTTGTACAACTCTGCCTCAACCCTTCCGCAAGTTCATTTTGGGTTCGAGCCACTACTTGGTCGCTTGTCAATGTAAGCAAGGCCGTGGCCTGCAAACAAGCCAAAGACGGCTGCTGAATTCGCCACAAATCAGAAAAAACTTTTCTTGACCCTATGACATCACGATACGGATTTGCAACCTCTTTACTCAGCGCACGAAGGATATTGAGCTCTTTCGAGAGACGAAAGCTTGAAACTATCCCCGGAAAACAAAGGCAAAAATCCAGCAAGCGTAGTCTGTCAACCTCAACAGTACGCATCACGTCAACTATGGCACATAAGCGAACAACACAATGATATGCATCAAAAGCCGGATGATATATAAGCACAATCAATCCCAACGTATGTGACAATTACCTGCAAGATAATACATCATCGCCATAACAATATCAGGCGTCAAGCCTAGAGAACTAGGCTGCATACAGCTAACCACAGGCGTGATCACTTCTTTATCAAATGCACGATCGACTTCAAGACGGGAAGCATTGCTAGCAATCAAAGGACGTACATGCGAAATATAATTACGATGCAAATCCCCAAGTACATATGCAAATATTTCTTGCGCAGCAGCCGATGTCTGAAATCGCATGATTTTTTTCATGGCCCTTTCTTTCGCCATGGCAGCATCTTCAACAACATCTCCCCGACCAGTTTCATTTAGTTTATCGGCCAATGATCGGTTAGCTTGTGAAGCCGGAGTTGCCATGTAATGCTGTAACTGCTCAATAAATTCATCCACGCTATCGGGTTCATTTTTACTGCGAAATGCTTCAAATAACATTTCAATTTGCGTAAAACCCCTTGCATGATTGTGAACCGTGACATCACGACCGGCAACGTGACCTCCAGCCCGGATATCCTTCTGAGTAATTCCGCTTGCAAACATAGAGCCCTTTACTTCTTTATATCCCGCCCTGCAACATCTCCTCCAGCATTGATCCGGCCTTGCCTGACATTGTTATCGTAACTACGTCGACTATAGCGGATATGCATCGCAAATCCACCAGCAGCCAGTCCCGCAAGAAAACTCAGTATTTCCCTCAAATATTCCACAACGCCCTCCATTAAAAGTAGCGAATGAGATAGAAAATAATTCTAATATTCAGTGAGTGATTCAACTGCTTCATCAGGAAGCACGCCCGATTCAACCAATCGAATAAAACTGCTTTCATCAATAATATAAACACCCTGCGCTCTAGCTTTCTCAAGCTTTAGCACACCCGCAGTTTTCCCGAAGCAGAGAAATACGAGATTCTGAGTTACAGACTTAACAACACGGAGCCCCCCCTCGTTCGCGAACGTTTCAAGTTCCACTTTACGCGCGGCGGAAAACCCAGTAAAAACAATGTGTGGGCGTTGATCAGGCTCTAAACGACTATTGATAATTGGCGGCGGCTTGCTGAAGGGCTCGACCAAAATGGCGTGGATATCAAAGACATCTACGTATTCGATGATTCGATCCTTGCGAAAGGTCAGTACTTTTCCCACAGTCTGGTCGAAGCCCTTGATGTAGTGTCCGACCTCTCCCCAATTAATGAGACAACGCCGCTTCGTTTCTCCAGCCGCATTCGTGTAGACGAACGACAGATTTCCTATAGTCATCACCCCTCCATGCTGCGCCCTCCCAGGCGCTGAACGAAATCACTAGCGAACACGCACCACCGGATCGTGTGCCAGGTGCACCACGCGACCGGCACGGTAGCCAGCCACCACCATCTATGCGGCCTTCTTAGTAGCCTTCGATTTCGAGAGCGCAACTAGCACCCTCCGGGCTGCATCGCGCCCCTCTTCGTCTGCGTTTTCGTAGTTATCTAGCAAAGCACTCTGCTCAGGCGTCAGTTCTCGAGTATTTTTGTACTCAATAGCGGTAGCGGTATCGCTGCCAAGAACATAGGCAATATCAACACCTACGCTCATCAGTCCCATTAGGACAGAAGCTCCTGGCTCAGCAACGCCGCGCTCATAACGGCTGAGCATCGCCCTGCTCACGCCTGCAGCTTCGCCAAACGCCTCTTGGGACATCCCAAGACGTTCACGCTCCGCGCGCAGTCTTTTTCCATTTTGAGTAGAAAACGACACATTACCCCTTGACAATGAGTATCAAAATACTCAGAATCTATACAACACTTAACAAACGTCCACATCGTACATGACCACCACCGCATCCCAGTTGGGGAAAGCCGTGCGCACGGCTGACGACATCGTCTATCTGCGTATGTCCGCTGAAGACAAAGCCGAAGCCAAGGAATTGGCAGCGGCAGAAGACCGCACCACAGCCAGTTTCGTGCGGGCCATGTACTTGCGCGGCGTGGCCGATTACAAGAACAAATTGGCCATCCTCCGCCAAACGTCCTGATCGCTCCCTCTATCTCCTTTGCCCGAAGGAACCCCAGATGTACCCCGACCGCAAGCGAATCCGCGACAACCGTCTGACCGTCCGGTTTGACGACTACGAAGAGCAGCTCATGCGTGCCCTCGCCGCCTACCTGGGCGAACAGCCCACGACGCTGATCCGCGAACTGGCCCTGCGCCAAGCCGAGGAACTGCTCGGCATTCAGCGCGAGCCTGCAGCGCCCGGCAGCGTGCCGCGCAAAACCGCGTAAAGCCAACAGCTCGCCAATCAGCGGCTCGACGCCAGCCACTCCACAGCCAAACGTCTGACGAAAAGATGACGCACCACGAAATCCCTGTATCCGACGCCGAGCACGATGTGTTCGAACGGGTGCGCCGCGAGCAGGGCCTGAGCAGCGTTGCCGAGGCCGTCACGTGGCTGGTTAAAAGCCACCTGCGCAAGTCCACCGAACAAACCACCGGCCGCCGTCGCGGCCCACGTCTTGCTACTTCGAAAGGTCAACAGAAATGAGCGAGGGACATGACATGCGCCTCTCCATCCATTGCCCGCATTGCGGCAGAAAACCGGGGAAAAAGGACGTTTTCGGGCAAAGCAAGACGCAAGAAACCATACATAGGCGCTTGATTTTGCTCTATTTTTGGTGGTTTGCAGGGCGCCAAAGCTTAGATCGTTTGGGGCCATCTGGCGGAAGCGGTGAGATTCGAACTCACGGACGGTTTCCCGTCGCCGGTTTTCAAGACCGGTGCAATCGACCACTCTGCCACGCTTCCCTGGTTGATGGCTGCGGATTCTACCCGTTCCGCGCCGGTTCTTCCGGCAAGAAGAGGCCCTGGAGGTCGCTGAGGAAGTCCATGCCGTGCACGGTGGGCTTGGCGTGCACCCAGTCGCGTTCGAGCAGCCCCTGCCGTTCGGCGGTGTCCAGTGCCCGTGCAATGCTGGTGATGGCCAGCCCGGTGCGCTCGCTGTAGGTCTTGAGATCGAAGCCGTCGACGAGCCGCAGCGCGTTGAGCATGAATTCGAAAGGCAGATCCTGCCGGGGCACTTCGGTTTCCTGCGCGACCGGCTGGCCGGCGGCGGCCTGCTGCATGTAGCGCTGCGGATCGCGATAGCGCACCTGCCGCACCACCCGGTGGGCAAAGCTGAGCTTGCCATGGGCGCCGGCACCGATGCCCAGGTAGTCGCCGAACTGCCAGTAGTTGAGGTTGTGCCAGCAGCGATGGCCGGCACGCGCATAGGCCGAGACTTCGTAGCGTTGCAGGCCGGCCTCGCCGGTCAGCTCGGTGATGCGGTCGAGCATGGCGTAGGCCGTGTCGTCTTCCGGAATGCGCGGCGGGAATTTGGCGAAATAGGTGTTCGGTTCGATCGTGAGGTGGTAGATCGAGATATGCGGCGGCGACAGCGCCAGCGCGGTGCGCATGTCGGCTTCCAGCATGGCCAGGTCCTGGCCCGGCAGCGCGTACATGATGTCGAGGTTGAAGGTCTTGAACGCGCTCGCGGCTTCTTCCACGGCGGCCAGTGCCTGGGCACGGTCGTGCACGCGGCCCAGCGCCTTGAGATGCGCGTCGTTGAAGCTCTGCACGCCGATCGACAGGCGGGTCACGCCCGCGTCGCGGAAGGCACGGAAGCGATTCTTCTCGAAAGTGCCGGGGTTGGCTTCGAGGGTGATCTCGCAATCGGCATCCAGCCGCACACGGGCCCGGATGCCGATTGCGAGATCACCCTCGAAGCC